AGGGAAAGGTTCTATAGTTATACTCTGCTCATCTCTACCATTAAAAGAAATTACAAAGTTACTTGCGTTACTAGACCCTGTTTGAGTTCTTTTAACATTTCTTAGAAAATCTTGTTGTTGTTCTGCAGTTAAACTAACTCCATCAGGAACATTAATAATATACCCCTCACTTAAACCGTTTTTAATTGAGTTAATATTTAAGTTTGCTATTTCCTCTTCCATTTCAGCGTATGGTAAACCCGCTAAATAGTCTGGATCTGAAAAGTATTTCTTTCCTGCCTTGTATGGGTGTATAACGTATATTTCTATCTTCTCTTTGCCTTGAAATGCAGGAAAGTCTTTAGGCTTTTCTCTAGTATCTTTCCAATCTCTACTGAACCAGTATCTTTCTATCTCACCATCTTCATTTTCTATACTTGGAACTACTAAATTCTTTGCTATGTGGTTAATTGAACTTAACTGCTTTCCTTTACTTTGGATTACTTGTATTGATGCTTCACCAAATAACTCAAAATCTGAAATAATCCTTTTTAAATCTGTTTTACTTAATACTTGTTTCAACTTTGTAAACCCTTCTAAGTTTTGAGCAGCATTTTTAACAGTTAACCCTTTACCATAAATTAAATCTATGTAAGAGTTTATAATAGCAGCGTTTGTAGGACTACCGTTAAATCTGTCTATAATATACTCGTAAAATGAATTATCCCTACCATTTAGAACCCAATCTTTAGAGGGTACTTCTATTAAAGTAGGTCTAACGTAATTACTTAATCCTAAAGAGACTATATTTCTAGTGGTTTCTTTTTTAGATGTACTCATTTGCTGTTAATTTATAATCTTGTGGTATTTGACTTGTTGCTGTCATTTTATCCCTATACATCACTTCTGAAGTATTAGAAACTATTTTTATCTGGTATGTTGAATCTTCTGTAAAATCAATATTAGGATAATTAGATGCTACAAATGTAATTGTAGTTATTCCGTCTAAATCTACCTTGCTCAAAGCGAAACTTTCCTCTACTCTTGTTGACTCATCGTAAATGAATAAATCAGCACTAATAGAGAGCGTGTCTCTTAGAATTACCTTAATTGTATGTGATGAGTCGTTTGGATCAATAACCTTCATAATATTAAAACTAAAAAAGACTAAATTTGTTACTTATAATGAAAAAACCCCTCAGTTACGAGAGGTTGTTTCTAAATGCTGTATTTATTAAGATACTAACGCTTCTAAAGCCGTTACTGTTGCCGAGTCTAAAATTGGTGCTAAATCTTGTTCGGTACTTATACCAGTTAAAGTATAACCGTTTAAATCTCCTTTTGCACTTCCTGTATTCGCTACTACTGTAAAGTCAATACCGTCTGTAATTCCGACTGCAAAATGATTACCATTTCTGTCTTTTACAACTCCCTGCGGTGTACTTTTAGTAACTAAATTCATTTCCGCACTTGTTGACGCATCAATCTTTTGAAGTATAGCCGTAATCGTTTGAGTGTTTAAAGTAGTTCCTTCATTTCTTGCAGAAACCATATTCTCATCTAATATATGACCATCGCCTGATAAATCATACTTAAAAACCGCAGTAATTAATACATTAATTGCTGTAGCCTCTCCTGCTAGTATTGTAAAAGGGTCTTCTTCAAAATTAAATAAATATAATACTGAATTACCTCCAATACCATCTTTACATTCCTTCGCTCTTCCTTTCGTTATATCACATGCCATAATTTATAAAAATTTAATAAAAGGGGATTTTCACCCCTTTAGTGATATATATTTTATACTCCGTAAAGGATAATCTCTCCACCATAAGCGTATTGAACGCCTCCAGTCATAACAAGTTTAAATCTAATTTGACCTGATAAATCTGATTCATCCATGTCTTTAATCTTAACCTCATTCATATCAGATAACAATCCTGTTCCAAAGAATACTTGTGCAGGGTTGTAAGCTACCATGTGAGATGCTGGTAAACCTTTAATCTCAGTTAATATCGTTCCTTCAAAATCAAACTCATTAGCACTGATAAAAGTACCATTCGATCTTGCCTGTGTTCCGTAAGCACGTCTTAACGCTCTAATAACGTCTGTAGATACTCCGTAGATAAATCCATCAGAACCGAATAACTCATCTGGAATTAAATCTAACCATCTACCAATTTCTGCCTCAACATTTGCTGCTGAAATAGTTAAAGGTGTTCCTACATCAATTACATCACCATCTAAAATGAACGCTGGAATTAATCCATCAAAATTACCCGTTGCACCATCTCCAGTCCAAATGTCTTGATCAATTTTACGTGCTACTCTACGTCCGTAATCTGCTAAGATAGCGGCTTGTTCTGTTGCTGGTAAATTGTCATTATGTGCTGAAAAACCCATTTCTTGAGCCGTCCATAATTGTCTAAAATCTTCTTTACAAAAATCAGAATCCCACTTAATTTTCTTAGGTGCTAATTCTTTTTCTGTTAAAGTTACACTTCCTGCTGGAGCCCAACCACATGCGTAGTCAATAAAACCTGTAGCAGTCTCTATTTTTCTTACGAATTGTGGCGAAACTACATTCGGTAGTACAGTTACTAGGTTTTGGCTGATAGTATTCGCTTCTTTAATCATTTCTGCGATGTACTCACCAGCAACTTCTCCTACGAAATTCGTTGTAATACTTGTTGTTGTTGCCATTATAAATTATTGTTTAAAAATTCTGTTAATCCTTTTGCTTTCCTTTGAGTTGGTGCGCTTTTAATTGGTTCTGCTGCTGGTTCTTTTGAAAACTTAACTAACTTACCATTCATTTCTTCTAATTTTTCGTCTAGTTTTTTCTCAAACTCTAAACGTTCTACTTTAGCATCTTCTGTATATTTAATTAATACACTTTTAATTTCTGCTGCTACGTCTGCTGCGGTTGCTTGGGGTGCTGCTACTGCTGGCGTATCTGTTAAAACCTCTTGATTTTCATCTGCTTTAGCTTCTACTGCTCCGATAATACCCTCTTCTGATATTACTAAAACACCACCACCTTCTAATTCGTGACTCCCTACTGGTACTGGAATACGGGTTTCTCCGTCTTCTCCTAGCATCCAAACAGCCATACCTGGCTCTGGTGTTTCGCCATCGTAGAAAAATTCCATCTGACCATCTGCTGACTTAACACTTCCTAATTCTACTTTCGTTTCTTTAGGGGTTAAAGCCAATTTGATAGCGTTAGGAATATCCTTAATTGCTTCTAAAATTGTTTTGTCCATGTTACTATGTTTATTTAATTTAATTTCTTCTAATTCTACAAAAGCATCTACAGAGAATCCTAACACCTTACCGCTCTTTACATAGTCCTCCCAAATCTCTTCGCTGTCTACTTTCATAGTCGCTAACCAACTACCTTTAGGATAACTAAAACCAAAATTTGCAGACTTATCTATTTTTGAATCTTCTACTATCCAACTCTCTACGAAACTAACACCCTCGATTGCGCTTGTGTGTTCTATACTTGAATTGGTTTGAAACCCTTGTTTAAAAAAGTTGTGTGATAATTCTTTTACAGTATCTTCTGAAAAGATTATATTAAACTCTTCACCGTCCTGATTGCGATAAATTGGTTTGTTTGGTTCTAATACCAACCCTATTAAAATACGTTGCTCTTCGTCTACTGTCTTAAACTCTACCTTAGTTTCCTTTGATAAGGCAATAAAATTACCCTCCATTGCTGGGTCTTCGACTAAAGAAATACCATAGACTCCTTTGTTCTTCGCTTGATTGAATACAGCATTGTAGGTTTTAATCATACTTATTAAACTAAATATAATCTATACTGTTACAAAAACGATAAAAAAAATCTATTACAGTAGTAAATTAGTTAGATATATTATAAGCCTTTAAAAATAATTGTTTAAATAGTTGTGTATATCATATATATGTATTATCTTTGGTGTATAGGAACAGATAAACATTAAAAAAATGAAACTATTTACATTAGATATGAGCAGTAAAGGATTAGAAAACAACGAGTTAATGACTTTAGTTTCTTTAAACTTGACTAAATTAAGAGAAAGAAATTTTAGACAAGAAAGTCAAGAAGTAAGTATTTTAAATACTGATTTGTTTATTAACGGTGAAAAATGGATGTTTGTAACTAACTCAAAATTAGAGTGGATTTCAATCTCTAAATTTTAATAACCTTTAAAAATATAAATTATGTATGCTTTTTTTTGTGAATGGATAATGTATGGAGATGAATATTATGAAACTGGATGTGATAATCAGATGGACGTAGAAGATAAATATAATATAGAACCCGAATGGTGTCCTTTTTGTGGGGGTAAAATAGATATAAATATACAACAGGAAAAAACAACATTATGACAGCAAGAGAAAAAGCAAAGTATTATTTAATTAACAGTACGGGGTTATCGCATGAAGATTTCGATGATGATGAGGAGTTTCAATTTACACCTAGTGAATTAGTTGAATTAATTATAAATTATTAACGATTTTAAAACAAATATAAATTATGACTTGTAGCGCAAAAGAAAACGTTTTAGATACATTAAGAGATTCTTATCTATCGACGGTTATTAGAGATGAGATTTTAGAGAGTATTGCTGAAAGTATAGTGCAAAATCTAGTAATAGAAGGGCAAAGATTTCCAAAATGGGATTAATTATGAGAACTAAGAAACTGTTATTAAAAATTAAGTTATGGTATTTAAAACGTGAACTTAAAAATATATGTGGCTATATATATTGTGATGGTTGGGATGGTAAGATGTGTATAGATTATACTAATTATATAAATAAAGAAATACAAATTATAAATGAGAAAACTAATTGACATACCAGAACAAGACGTACAACCGTTAAAGATACTTGCGGTTAAAGCAGACACCGATCTAAAGAATTACATACAGAACCTACTTAGTCAACACGTTTACGAAAAAAAATCTATTAAAGACTAGAATTAGAGATAATATTACGGTCTAAAGATTGACCACTAGAAACATCAGAGGCTACTACAAACGCTTTGATAGGTCTGTTTTGACCTGCTAAACCCTCGGCAATTTGATTTGCTCCTGTTCCTGCTACTAAATTAAAACTAGGTGCTGCTGCTCCACCTCCAGAACTAGGTGCTGACGCTCCACTTTTACCACTTGGATCAACTGATAGTATTTGTTTAACTTGTACAGCGGCAAAAGCAGCCGCCAATCCTGCTTGTATAAATGGATATGCTGGAAATACAGAAGTTATTGGAGATGCTGATGCTGTTGTAAATGCGTTCTGCGCTCCTTGTATTCCTGATATTGTTGCTTGTGCTACGGCTAAACCTTTACCTAATGCACTATCTTTTTCTACTAGTTGACTAATTAAAGATAAAGTTCTAATAGAAATATCAAGTTTTGCATTATTTACTGCCCTATCTAATTCTATTTTAGCATCTGCTATTTCTTTATCTGATAGTAAAGTTTGTATAGCAAATCCTTTCTCTAACTCTTGTCTTTCTAATAATGCGTCTGCGTGTGCCTGTGTACCCTCTTCTAAAAGGGCTATTCTATTATCTAATATAGCGCGTTCTATTTCAAAATCTTGTTCTGCTCTTCTTTGCTGAAGTTCTAATAATTGTATTCCTTGTAATTCGCTAAGTCTAAATATCTCATTTACTAATCTGCTCTCTGTTTCTTTTAATTGATTTAATTCTAATTGCAATGCAACCTCGTTAACTTTCTGCTCTGAACGTTGACTAGTTATACGTTCATTAATTTCTGCTATTTTAACCTCTGCTGTTAGTAAATCTAATAAACTTTCTTGTGTTCCTAACTTCTCATTTTGTGATCTTGCAAAATCTAAAGCAATGTCAGCAAGTAATCTTTCTTGTCCTAATTGAGTCTCTAAGATTATACCTAGTTCTAAATTTGCCTCAATTCTTTTAATAATAGCCTTACTAACATCATCCCTTACTTGCCTTTGAATCTCTGCTAACTCTTGTTGTTGTAATTGGAATATCTCTAATTTCTTTTCATTTATTAGAATCTCCTTTTGTAGTTTTAATGTTTGTTCTGCGTTTGACAAAGCAAGGCTAAAAGATTGACCTGCGAATAGATTGTTTAAAGTCTCGGCTGCTATCGTTAAAGAATCTGTAATCTTATCGCCAAAAAACAACCCTTGAAACTTTGTTAAGGCTGCTAACACTAAACCAATACCTGCTGCTTTAAGTGCTAACCCAACTCCCTTTATAGCAAACTTAAATTTATCAACACCTTTAGATGCTTGTTTAAATCCTTTATCTAAATCTTGTCCTGTCTTTTTACCTGCTACACCGACTTTTTTAACATCATCAGCAGCATCATCAGAACTCTTTGCTAAGTCATCTAACGAATCAACAACCTTATCAATACCTTTAACAGCATCGTCTGTATCTCCCTTTATTGTTATTGTTTTTTCGAGTGCCATTGTCTTTTAAATTTACTTACAAACCCTTTCCAGGTTGTTACGTATTCATTTTTACCCTTTGCTAATTCGGTGTACTCACCTGCTCCGTAGAACTCGTTACTTTGTAATGTTTTAATTATGTTTGCTATCATCTTGCCCCTACTAAAAATCTTGATGCGTCTGTAGCTGTTAAACTAGCCGTCCCGCTTCCGTTTGCAACCTCCCAAAATATATAATCTTGATTATCTAAAGTAAAATTCCTTAAAATGTTAAAGAATGCTGAATCTTCTGGACCTTGAAAAGAATTTATCGACCTAGTTTCTTCGAAAAGTGTTGATGTTGTTGTTGCTGAATTATCAAACTTGCGTAATCTTATAGTTATAGCATTACCACTTGTCCCTTCTATTATAAAAGAAGTGCCTATATTGTATTCTACTGGAAAATCTCCTAAATGTCTTAATTGCCCGTTGCTTGGTTGGTCGAAATGTTGTAATTCTGTAACCGTCCAAGTTCCTGCCAATGTTTCAAAAACACCTGGCGTATTAATAGTTGTAGCTAATTCAGAAGTAATAGACATTAAACCGCCTGGAAATGTGTTAGGTATTCCCTTGTTACGTGTCCAGTTACTAGCCAAATCTGATGCCAATAAGTTTGTGAAAATATTTGAATCGTTTGGGTCGAATAATCCATTTCTGGAAAATTGACCATCACGGATAACAACCGTTGATGGATTCGCAAAATTTGATGGTTGAAAATCACAAAACGCTGCTGATACAGGTAGATCGCATGAAACATCTGTTAAAAATCTATTAGCCATAGTAAATGTAGTCCCTTCAGTAAAAATAGACCCCGTAAACCCTACAGATAATATTGCTATTATACAAGTTTGTTGTCTATAACCGCCAGCCCACGTACCTGAAAGAGTTAAACTAGGGCTACCTCCAAATCTTGCGCAATTAATTTCTATTGCTGTAAAATATCCATCTAATTCTCCTAAAGATGTACAGTCAACAAAATCGGTATTGTTTAATCTTATTATATTTGTTCCATCATCATCAACTAAATCATAAACTTGTGATGTTGTACCAGTAACAGAAACAACCATACTAGACATAGTAACACCGCCAGAACCACCAACAGGAGAGGTGAACATTTTATAATTGTTATCTGAAGATATTAGTTTACTAACCCCAATGGTTACGCCCATAATATTTATACCTCCCGCTGGAACTTCTATAGAAGTAGAACCCATATCTACAATACCGTCTACTATGTAGGCTTTAGTAGAATCAATAACACCAAAATCTGATGACTGTTTAACTACTATAGCACTACCTAATAAATCTAAATACAACTCATCAAAGTTATCGTTTATCTTTACGCCCCCCGCTTTTAAACTATCACCTAAGCCATCATTATCTGATACTCCTAATCCTATTGTTTGTTGTGCCATATCTTATGCGTTATCCCATGTTATTAAAGTGTTGTCAAAAGTTACATCCGTACTATCGAAAGTTACTAATGCCCCCTCTTGAGTTATATTTATTCTTATAACTTGTAGAGTTAATAAATTAGTTAAGTCTATAACTATACTTCTTAAAAACCCATCAGTATTTTGATCCAAATCAAAGAACACATTATTAGTATCGTTTGTTACTGCTACCCATCCAATACCATCTCCTGTGTCTACTTTATTAAAACTAAAATTACCTAAGTTTGTTACATACGTACTTAACTGCTGTGATTCCCCTTCTGCAAAGAAATCTGTAGGTGTTGCGCTAAATCCATCTATAGTATTATCAAATGAGTTTATTAAATTTAGTTCTACCTTCCCAGTTACTAGATTAGTTTTGAAGTTATCTATTCTAAAATAGTTGTCTTTAATTTGTAATACATCGTTTAATTCTAACTTCAATAAAATACTTAAAGGTAGGATAGCATTGTATTTAAAACTTCTCCTTTTAATATTGAATATTGATAGAACATAGTCCTCGTGATAATTAGTATAAAGCGTATTGTTTATTCTTTGACCGTTCCAGGTGCTAAACTCACTATCAAAAATAGTACTAAAATTACTTGTTTCTAATCCTATT